GCTTCCCACAAAAAGATTAACTGTAATTCGCGTTCTGATAACCACGCCGCAGCCCACGCCGCAGCCCTCGACGCATCCCACGACGCAGCCCACGACGCATCCCTCGACGCATCCCACGACGCAGCCCACGCCGCAGCCCTCGACGCATCCCTCGACGCAGCCCACGACGCAGCCCACGCCGCAGCCCTCGACGCATCCCTCGACGCAGCCAATTGTTTTGGAGTTGGATTCTCGGAAAGTACGACCGCGATACATTCCCGTACTCGCGTATCATTCGGTTGCAACTCGAAAATATCCAGTACTGAAAACGCGCACAGACCGCCGAATATACGCCATTGCTTCTCATTCATTACGCGCACACAGAACCATATAATATCATCAATCGGGATATTGAGATTAAGAACCTGTAAAAACGTAATGCGCTTCTTGCCCTTGAAAATCTTTTCAAGATTCTCACGACTATAATCGGGCTGACACGGATTCAGCGCCAGTACATCATCAACCGTCCATGATTTTTTCATATATTCTCACCTCCATTCTTTTCAAATTATCCCGCGCACGGCAGTGACGCCGGGAAACTATAAAGCTATGCCGCGTCCTCCTTAAACTGTTTCTGCCAGTACCCCGTTCTCCACTGATTGACCATCCTGTGCGCCTCGTGGAACGAACCGCTGTACCCGAGGAACAACATCTCCGAACCGTCGCGGCTGAAAATCGCCGTCCAGAAGATTTTGCTCCGGCCCTTGAACTGCGCTGTGCCTTCCACCACGATGATTCCCGCGAGCGGCATCTCCGTCGCCATGCCGTCGCTCGATTCCAACTTCTGTCTGTTGTACTTCCTGAGCAATTTGACTGCTTCAGTTACCAGTTGGTCTTCGCTTATCGTTGTCATGCTGTGACCTCCCGTTTTTATTTTTCATACTTTTCTATAAATCTTTCAATTCCGCTTAACGCATGCTCAAAGTATTGTAATTTGCTTCCGATGTCTTTATTCATCGGCCGTAGAAATTTATCACCATTCTTATATTCAATAGTCGTACCGCCGTCTGACTTCCGGCACACAAATGTTTTATCCGACTTAATAAATTCTATTGCTTGTTTCAGGTAATTATGAATTGTAAAAAGCTCTGTTGATTGCTTATTGGTTAATTTTGCCAAATTCCTCACGCTCCTTTTCGCGCGTGTGCGCGTATTAATATAAATAATTTAAATAACATATCTCTGTATTAATCTTTTAAAAGATTATTATGCAAAACTTTTTTATGTAATCTATGACTGCACCAAGATTAAGAAAATACACTTTTTCTCGATGCAGGGTATAGGATCACATAAATTTTATGTTGGGATTTACCTCGGCACTCTACTACTGTTTTCGCGCAACGGGAATCTTGCCATGCGGCTTATTGTCATTGCGCTGGCGATTTTGTGCTATGCACTTCCCTGTCTCTCGCTACTCATCAGCCTCGACGCCTACCTAATCCCTATAGTCGCTCGTATCGTTTCGCACATCACACCGCGCCACCACACGCGACGCTACAACATCCGCGACCTCCGCACCTATCAACGCGAATTATTACCACGAGGGAGTTGAAGAATATCCCGGACGGGCCGAAACCTCACATCTATGTGCTACCCGAAACGCTGATAGATTTTAGTCACGCCGACTGCTCGGCCTTGCTACTTAACTTTCGCTTACGCACTGGAAACGATTTAGAATCGCTTTTACCTCGCCGCAATAGCCGTTCCGCGCACGTTTATAATCTTTTAAATTATAAACTACCTCACCCGTTCCCCGTCGCCGTCCTGGCTAAAAGGAACACGCTCGGCGCGTGGCTTTCGCCCTGTGATCTTTGTCACAACATAGGTTACTCGCAGGTGCGAGCGATCATCGACACGAATCTACCATGCTTGCCCGACTCGCGTTGACTTGTATAGCTTGAAGGAGAAACTCTGTTACGTCTGGCGTTTCACTAACTCCGGCGATTAACCCACCGAGTGAACTGGTTCCGCTTTTCCTTGAAAGCACCGATGCCTCGTGAGCATCATGCGACGTGCGATTATTCGCGTCTCACAACCCTGCCAACCTCGACATAACCTCATCCTGTGAAGTACCGCCGAACCGTTCCCTCTCATGTGACCGTCCCGATCACACATCGTCCATAACATAAATAAGAACTCGTTCACGGTTGTCAACTCTGGTTGGAGTTTTTCTGCTTGGGAACGTTCGCTTCGCCACGTCGCTCCTGATCCACTCCGCCTCGCCCCTTCGGGCTTTTGTCAAAATTCAATTTGATTATATTATATAAGATGTAATGACAAATGTAAATACAAATCTGAAATTTAATTTTCCTTGTAATTAAAAGGATTTTTCTCGATTGGGTTGTCAAACGTCAACAAAAAATTATGATCGACCGTCAAATAAAAGGGTTGCGGTTCGTCAATACCAAAAACCTACTATGAACCGATCTCGTCTATCCGTCCCTCGCACAATTCAAGTCCGCTGACGATGGTGTAGACTCTCAACGTCTCCTTGTCGTCGAGATAAATTCCACGGTGGACATCGGCGTTGTTGGCGGTCAGTTCGGATACCATGTCGAAACCCCTGTCGAGCATCCGCATCAAACCGGGCGTATCCATGATCTTCGATCCGCAGACGGCGGCGACGCCCGCCTTCTTTGCGGTCTTCAGATTGAAGCCGCTCGCGAGCAGTGTCTTCGACAGGTTTCCTTTGATCGCCTTCGCAATTCCGTCTTCACTTATCTCGGAAACCTTCGTGACGCCCAGTATACAGCAGCCGCCACATCTCAGAATCGAGGCGTAGTCGGCGGGATCGAGAGCCGTGAAATCGCTCCTCTGGTTGGCGAGTGCGTTGAAGACGTGGAACAGACCGGCGATGTTCGCGTTCACAGATTCCCAGTAGCTCGCCCCTGAGAGCTTCGCGCCGTACAGCCTGTCGATCTTGTCGTTGTCGATGATGATGAGCGGACTGATGGTAACGGCGCTCGCGAGTTCGTACAGTTTCCGGACGACTTCCTTCGCGTTGCTCGCCACGGAAGGGCTGTTCGCCTCACCACGTTTCGGCAACGTCACTATCACGCCCACGCGCTCTCCCCTCGGCGGCTTGTTTCCGACGGCGTCCCTGATCCTGTAGTCGGCGAATCTCGCGGCACATCCGAGCAGCGGAACGACCGAACCGCCTCCGGTTCCGCCACCGCCGCCGATAGTCACAAGCACATGATCGACGGTCTCGCCGAAGACTCTGCACATCAGACGGAATATCTCGCTCCTATGCTCATCGGCAGCACGCTCACCCTTCCGCATATCTTTACCGGCACCGCCGACCTCGCTGCTCTCCATCAGGTACTTCTGCCCCACCGGCATGTCGAGGGGTTCGAGATCGTGCTCAGCCGTATTGAGCGCGATTGCCTTCCTGTATCCGATGTCGTGAAATGCCTTAGCAATCCGACACCCACCCTGACCCGAACCTACGAAGGCCACCCGCTGCGCCCCGCCGGACTCGTCGGGAACTTCGGTCTCTTCGACATCGGGAATCTCAAAATCTTCTATGTCGAGATCCGGAATCGGGAGCGGTTTACCTTCCATCTTTTTTTTTCTTTCAACTTCTTCAAACTCGGTAATATCCATTTGATTCCTCCGTTTTTATATTATTATAGTGACTTAACCACCAAGCGGAAATGGGCACCATAAGAACCGGTATTGCTATAACCGCTGAAGTAAATAGTGAGTACATGCTGAACAGCCGGTGTCCAACCGTCTCCCAGATCAAACGGCAAGAAGGAAGACGCTAGCATAGTGTCTCCTTCATTATGTCCCATATTGTATTTGGTACCATCTATGTCGATTACAACGATTGACGGACCAAGACTGGCGCCAACGAGTTCCGCTTGGGACTCGATCATAACACCGTTCGGAGCTGCATTCGCTGGAACAGTAACTGAACAAGTCGTGATAACCATGTTATAGCCGCCTGCACCACCAAAATATTGCGTAGCATCGTAGTCGTACCCCAGCAAGCGCATGAGTCCTTGACCGGCAGCATAGGTGGCGAAGTCAATTGACTTCCATTCACCATCACCTATATCGTAATACAGCAGATCATCGTCGGCTGGTGCAAGCCCGCTGTCCACATCGCCGTGGTATGGCAGATTGTGGGGCAAATCGAAGGAGAGTGCGAGATCACTACCCTTGAAACTGGGCCTCACTTCGGCTCCGCTGGAGGTGATTTTGCCATGTACGAGTTCAATGTCATAGGTGTTGCCGTCTGCAAGGATACCCACGCCCACTGAATTGTCTCCCTTGACGCCATAGCCAGTAGCGTTCCCAGAATATCCACGAACACCGAGACTGCCCGCTCCTGCTGCTGAACCGGATATTCCAGTGGAAGCAGCATTATTGTTCAAAGCGCTTAGTGCGACCCCGGCATCGGTTCGCGTGATCGCGGTTTCCCCCGCCACGCTCGCCGTCTTACCTGCATCGAGGACCTGCTGGAGCGTGCGCGAGATGCTACCATCCGTGAAGTGGATGGCCGCGTCGTCCATGTGGTCCGAGATGATCGTGTTACCATGCACGTCCGCCGTAATCGCCAAGGCATCGTTATAGGCCGCTATGTGTAAAGAGTCGTGCCAAGCGGCACTAACGCTCATTACCATATACCACTTGTGATAAGGTGCACCCTGATCCACACCCTCCGCGTTCCACCAGTAGAGCGCTTGGTCGTCCTCCACGAAGATCAGGTCTTTATCATTGGCGGCGGCTGGAAGATCGGCGGCGGCCTGCACGGGAGGCCACATGTGCCCGGTGTACGCGAGATCTATCAGCTTACTCGTGAGCGTTATCCTGTCGTCCGTTATCATGGCGGTTAGGATGTTGGCGGTGGCCGTCCTCGCGAGCGTGGCTATCTTGACGTAGAAGTGGTCGGCGGTGTCCGACGGTGTGGTGGCGTTCTCGGCGACCCTGACGACGGCTTGGACCTTCATCCGCCTGCACAGCGAATCGTTCAGTATGAGGCCGATGGTCGGCTCCACGATGGTCGTATCGTCGCGGCCGCTGATCTCCTCCGCCCACATCTCGATATAGACTTCGTCAGTGCGCGCACCGCCGGGAGTCGTGAGTGCCTCTATCGTGATCTCGAACCTGTCGTAGACGAGAGCGCCGATGGCCTCCACGTCGGTGTCGAGCGTAATCATGTTCGCGGTATTGTCCGTTATATCGTATGAATTGCCGTTGAGGACGCCGGATGTGAATTTAACAGCGCATCCTATCAGTTCGTCCACGACCCAGTTCTTGTGCGAGCAGGTGACTTCATCCGCATCCAGTCCGGTAATCGAACACAGGTCGGAGATGAGCTGATTCTTGTATTCAACGTCGGAGGGGAGATTGATCTGATAACCTTTCAGCAAGAATCCTTCGCCGCTTGTAATCTTGAAGTTATTAGAAGTATCGGTACTGCTCTGGACGACCTTGAACGTATCCCCAAGCGCACAATCGCCTAAAGCGTGCTGGACAATCTGCCGCAGGCGCTCTCTCTGAATGTCGTCCTGCTCGTTCGCGTCCGCGTCCACCCATGGTACGCCGGTCTGTACGATTACTTTGTCACGATTTTTGTCTACGTCAAACGTGTCTCTCGAAATCCTTGCCATTTAACTGCCTCCCTTTCAGCTCCCGAAAGTATACCTGATCCTGCGGATCAGCTTCTGGGTCGCGCCTTTATATATTTCCTTGTGCCGTATGGCATTTATCATGTAGCCGCTGTCGAGCGCGACAGTGGCATCACCTCCGAACAGTCCCTGCTCCCTGACGGAACCAGTACCTTCGCCGAAGTCAAACGTGGTAGTGATGAGGATGCAATTAGTCGGGCCGACGACCGGAGCGCCCATGTCGTCCACGTACTGAATTGAATCGGGTTGCTTGCGGTAATACTCGTCATAGAGTGTGGTGTCGGTATAACCAGGGTCGGGAACCGTAATATCCCACGAAGCATCACCGTGACCGATCCCGTGAAACTGCAATCCGGAAATACCACCCTCGCCGAGCAGCAACATCGAGATCAAAGTCGAAAGCCCGATCAATACCATGTTGCTCTCCCACGGCGTTTGCTCGATCAGTTTTTCAGAACCATCGGGTTGAAGTTCCCAGATTTCATCCTGATACTCGCCCTTTGCTTTTTTTCTTACGTCGAAATTTTCTTCGTTTTCCTGTTTCATTTTCTTCCTCCAGTTTAAATACTGCGGATTCCGCAGTAATTAAGAACCTATTATTTCGTCCCACCATTCTTCAAACGCCCACGGCATGTAGATAACGGAGTTTACCGAGTTAGTCTCATGGTTGATGTCATTGGTAATTAACGTGTTCGGATTGAGAAATATCTCGACTTCAGAATCTTCAACTTCATCCTCGTAATATTCGACTACGTCAATGTCGAAATCGAATATCTCATCCTGCACCTCGTCAACCAGAACTATGAAGTCATCCGTGTTCAGCGGATTGTATAACAACATGAGCCTGTCTATCTTTTGCGTCTTGATTCGCGTCAGCGGTTCGTTCAGCGGGAGCATGATGAAGATCGCATAAGAGTTCCAATTATACATGCAACCCGTACCGAGACAAGGAATGTAATGGTTCGTATCGCCGGGCAATCCCTTCTGTATCCATCGGAACGGGTCTTCCGTGTCCGCGACTATCCGGTCGGCTCTGTAGGTTTCGAGTATTCTGTAGCGCATCTCCTCGACTATCGGATCGGCCCCGATGATGGCCGCGACTCCCGTCTGGATTCCCGTCTTCGTTCCTTTTCTCTTGTAAACGGCGACTGCGTTCTTAATCTCTCTGCGCTGTGCGACTATCGGGAGATCGAGGTTTAAATCCCAGTCCAGAAGATCCGCTATGTACAGGAGCAAGTCAGAATCGCACTTGTCAACGTTCACCATGTTGGAAAGATTATCTATGAGGCCTTTCGCTTCATCGAAGTTGAGGCCGATCAACTTGAGATAACGTCGGAGTGTGTACTTCTTGAGTCCGACTTCGTGGATGTTAAAGACTTCGCCCGTCGCCGGATCGGTAACTTCAGTCAGAACTCTCCCGATGGGTCTCATACCCCTACCTCATCCATGAGTTGATAGAGTTCGGTAACAGCTTTCCACAATCGTTCTTCAAACAGGCCTGAATCGAACGCGAGAGCCTTAACCCGTCCCACGGCCAAATCGTAATGCCACGCGCCGCCCTGATACGAAAAAAACTGATAGTAATAAGTCTCCGGCCCCACGAGGTCACGGTCGGAATAATACTTCGCTTCTTCCGGTGAGCCGGTGAAATCGGCAACAACAATTCCATCGGTAGGCTGTAAGGGATACTCGTAGACTTTCCTTACTAACCTCACGTAATCAACCGCTTCAGTTGGCATACTGAAAGCGATTATTATTTGCGGGCCTTCATACCCCCGAACCGCCGATGAAACAGTGACTATCTTCGACATCAGCCAGCACCGCCTATAAACGAGAGAACTATCGTGCCGGTAGCTATCTCAGGATCGAGAATCGAAATATTATCCAGCAAGCGACTCGCCCTGACAGTCGCGTGATCGCCCGTCACTGGTATATGGGAACCCGAAGCTATTGTGAATCCGAATGAAGAATCATCAACGAGATAAGGAGCATTGAGCGATCCGGTGTTGACCTGCAAACCCGCAACTGCGCCGGTTACTCTGAAGGTCGAACTTAAAAACTCTATCGTCCACGTCTCGTAATCGGTGGTATCGACAATCATAAAATCCTCGATCACCGCATCGGAACTCCACAAGATATAATCAACTACAGGTTCCATCGTCATCTTTGTGAGATCGACATAGTTGACTCCTGAAACGTTGTCAATAACGGCGTAAATATCGGACAGATAAACGTCCTGTCCGAAGTCGCGATTCTCAAAGCTGAAATGTTCCGTGAGTGCGGCCAGTACAGCAGCCTCGACATCTGCCTGAGTAAAATTGTCAAAAACGTGAACTGTACCTTCGACATCGACCGTGACATAGATCGGATCCTCGACTATGATTTCCGTGGTGACTATCTTGCGCGTCTCGCAATAATCGAAAACGGCATCCTTCAACGCCTGAGACGGCATACCTCCCGCACCGGGAGCAATGTAGATTCTGACCGTCCTATAACCCTCACCGGCGGCATGGGCCTTCGCAACGCCGTCAACCTGCTCCGCGCCGTTCGCGTAGTCCTCTTCTGTGACAAGTCCCCACCGCGTCCTGAGCGAGCGCGGGCCTTTTCGCTTGGAGTCCGCAATACTCTCCTCTTCGAGTCCGCCAGAAGCCGCCAGCGGATTCGTAACCGAGACGCTGATCGGGTTTCCCAAGTGGTAGATGATGTCATTGAGTTCAGTGACAGTATCGGCACCAACGTTGCCATACAAGCCGCCACCGACTCGATATTCTGCGCGGATGTCTGCATTGACGGTAGGAGCTGCTCCCGAACCGTTATCGCCAAAAAGAATTTTTACTTCTCCGTCCGAAGTGAGTTCAACTACATATATTTTCTCCGTAGGCCCATGACCTGCGAAGGCGTCAACTTCAGTCCACAGCTCCTCGCCTGAACCTTCGTCCACGTAGACCGCCAGCGTGTCGTCGATGATGGAGGCTCCTGCGAGTATGTACTCCTGATATTTCGTACCATCGGAAACGGCAACATCCTCGCTGATAGTCTGTCCCTCCATTGCACTTATTGTACCCGTCAGATCACCAGCAGCGATTATTAAATCCGCCGTAGTTTCAAAAAGAACAGGAACTTCGGAGCCGCCGGAAGGCGTCTGACACTCGGTTCCTTCCGGAATAGTAACGTCATCTAGAAACGTCGATAGGAGCGTAAATTTGAGATCGACAGAAGCGGGAACGGCGGAGTCGGGCGTGTAGTCAATGAGTTTCAGGAGTTTGATTACACTGGCGCGCGTAATTGCTGTTGGCAAAAAACATTCACTCGCCATGCGGTCGATATAGAAGTGGAGAACGTCGTGCATACCCGAGAAGAGTCGCAGCAGCCAGATGCCGGGATCGGTCTCGTTCTGATCCGTCCACTCGTCTACATAATATTGGATTCTATCTTTCGCGTCTGCAAAGATAGACTCCTGATCCCTATTCGTATAATCAAGAGGCGGCAGTTGAATGTCTGTCATAACTTTCTCCTAACTTAATTACTGCGGATTCCGTAGTAATTAAACCAATCCAGAAATGAAGAACGGAAAGACAAGCGAGCCTTCCACGGCGCTCTCTCTCAATCTGAACTCGACCTTTATAAATAAAGTAGCGCGCGGACGATCTATAATGGGTTCCACGCTCACGAGTATGAGCCGCTTCTCCCACCGCTCTATGGCCTGAATAACAAACGTCCGCGCCATGCCGACCAGCACCATATCGTTCGGCTCGAAGACCAGTTCATGCAGACGTGAGCCGAAGTCGCGCAGGAAGAACCGCTCGCCCACCTGCGTGGCCAAAATCTGCATGATAGACTGGCGCACCCTCTCCACCTTGTTAGCCTCGGAGTCGGTCACCAAGTCTTCGACTTTTCCAGTGGGCGCGATCTCGAAGGGAAAAGCGAATCCGTTCCCTATGAAATTAGCGTAATCCGTAGTCATATTTTACCTACCAAAATTTCAGACTATCGGCGGATACCGCCTTGTTTTGAATGTCTGTTACTTCGTTTTGGTAACCCGTCACCTGCGACTGCATGGCCGAAACCCGTCCCGATAGTTTCGTTACGTCAGCCGTAAGCGAATCTTTCACAGAGCTTAGCAGATCGGTAAAGTCATCGTCAAGTTGGGGACAGAATCCGGGAGTAGGAAGCAGACCTGCTATCTGATCTATGCTGTCTATCCGGGCCTGCGCGGCATCCAGTACGGATTGTACCTCCGCAACCTGATCGTTAAAAATGTTGATCGCATTCTGAAGCTGCTCGAACGGCGTTATGAGGATGTCGTTTAAAGATTCCTGAACCTGAAGCCTCTGCGGCAGCGTCAGCGCGTCCAGCCAGTCAATATAACATTGTTCTAAGCTCATACTTTACCTCACGCCGTAGACGTAGTAGGGCTACATCCGGAGGGAACCGCGCCGCATCCGCAGGCGTCCACTCCCTCGCGCAGATAACCTTTGCCGTCCGAACTGGTAACAGGACTTCCACTTCCAAAAGAAGTTACTCCGTGTCCGGGAATGGGACAGGAATGTTGCGCTCCTTGGACTGCGACAAGAATTCCGTCCGCCCTACTGTTGTCCTGATTGGCGGTTATGATTACGCCGCCGTGACTCGAACCGTCGCCTAATCTTGCCACACGTGCCATTCCATTTCTCCTAAGTATGTGTATTATTCCCGCTCGCGTTCGAAATGCCGACCTTGGAAACTTCCGCTATCTGTCCGTCAACACTCAAGATACTCTGACCCCTTACGACTGTAATCATATCTTTTCCGACTTTCTTGTAGACATTACCCGTCACGTACTCGATCAGATCACCATCAATTTTTACATTCTTTGTGCCGTGAACGTGCAAGACATCATCACCCAGAACGATCTCATATTTCTGCATCACCGTGCGGATGACAACCGTTCCGTCCGGATGCACTTCGCGGAAGGAACCCGTCTTGTGCCAGATATGTATTCGCTCGTGGCCGGGAGTGTCATCATATTCAATAGTATGTCCGCTCTCGGTCTGAACTACCCTGTTGAAAGGATACTCTGCGGCGAAGGGATCATCGGGTTCCTGTTTAATAGCCTGGAGCGCATCAATAAAAGAATCGGTTCCTTTAGACAGTCCCTGATCGTTTCCGAGCGCGCGGTTCGGCAGATGGTACGGAGCGGACGGTTCGGGACTCCAACCCCCACCGTAGATCGGTCTGTTCACATTGCCGTCCCGGAAGCGAACCCAGACCGTAGCTCCCTTGGGCGGTACTCTGCACTCGCCCCAGTTGCCTCCCGGCCCGGCTATAACTACGGCGGGTTCGGCCCACTCACTTATGATGTCGTGACCGAGAACCGCAGGTACCCTCAGAAGACAGCGTCCTCGTTTTTCCGGATCGAGGCTGCTCTCGACTGTTCCGTGATATTTTCCTATCCACCGTTCCACTATTACCAGCCTCCTGTAGCTCCGCCCCCGCGTTGCCGTCGCACCTCTATCACCGAATTTTTCGTTTTATTGAAAATAGCCATGACTCTACCCGGCTTCGCTACGTCCTTGCTCAATTCATCCTTCTTCGCTGGTGGCAAACCGGGTTTTTTAGTTACCACTGATTTTCGAGTTTGTTTTTTCTTGCTGTCCGCCATCGGCTTTTGACTTTTGAAAGTCTTTACTTCAAATGACAAATCGTATCTGCTCTCATCCAAAAAATGCGAAGTTCCCGTTATCAAATATTTAGTAGAAAACCTCGATATTCCCGCAAGCAAAATCGTCTTATTTTTCCGAATGAAAGGTAACCCGATGACGGGAACAGCCGTTCCGCTAATAGACCAGGCGGAAGCCTGCGATTTTGCCTCTGCTATCTGTTTAGCCATCTCTATGCTCTCGGCCATCCCTTCGTCAAGAAAACTTAGGGCGTTCTGTACAACAGATGTAACTCCCGAACCTTTTTTCCGAACTTCCTTTTCCGATTCTTCCAGGGTTGTGGTTTCGCCCTTGACAGCCTTAAAAATAGCTCCGTATATCCTCTCCGTCCTACCAAGGCGCGGCTGCTTTATTTGCGACTCAAATTGTCTATCTCGAGCACCACCCGTTACGAAACCCAAACCTTTCTCCGGATCAATTTCAATTCCCGCAGCCCCTCGCACAATTTTAAAGATTTTTTCTATCCTTCCGGGCCGCGGCTGCTTAACTTGAGCGCCACCCGTTTTCGGAACCGGATTTCCTTTTTGCTTGAAACCCGCGCCTGTTTTCGGATCAACTCCAGTCGAGACTACTTCAGTCGCTTTTCCACTTTCGTCATCTCGTACTGAGAAAGACTTCAAAGAACTCTTTTTATCGGTGCTCCATTCAAGCTGGAGTCTTTTACCTTTATCATCTAAAATTGGATTGTCTACTATCGGCCCGAAATGCAGCACGCTCCCATGTTCCTCGTCAGTTATCCAAACCTGAAAACCGTAGAGCTTGGCTCTCTCGTGCAGAAATTCTATCCAGGTTTTCTTGGAGATCGTAACCGATCCTGGACGCTTCGTAGTCGATGTGATCGTGGAAACCATTTTGCCGCTCTCAGCATCCTTGGTAGTAGTTTCTAATCCCTGTTCGCGCGTAATAATTTCTACTATTTCAGAGTCAGTTCTATTCTTGAACTGCCTGCGAACTTCGGTAAAACTCAAGCGTGCTTCCGATTCTCTCTCGCCCCTGAAGGCAAACGCAATATGCCCTGTTTCTGGGAAGGAATAGATAGGCCTCCTCAGACGGAACCTACCCAAATCATACATGTCTTCCTCGTAGCCTATCGAGACATTAAGCACGGTTCCCTCGGCGACCTTTGGATCGCTAATTAATTTTTCAGTCGCGTTAATTATCTCGACCGTGACTGTATCAGGAATGTCTTCTCCCTCTTCATATCTCACAGATTTCACAACTGCGCCAAAGGAACCCAGCCATTCGGCTGGCACACCTTCTATCTTTACATCGAAGAGCGGCCTGCTGCGATCTATCATCCCAAGAAACTCCTAAAATATTCTTCCGAGGGAATAACCAACTCTCGCCCCACAGCGAGATCCAACGGAAACAGTAACCCGTTCAACTCAGCTATGATCCAATAGTTTCTCTCATAACCACTGTAGCGGTAAGAAAGAGCATCTATCTCATCGCTCTCCGACACGGTATGCTTTGTCGCGTTTGAATCATCGAGGTCTCCAGCTTCGAGCGGGGTACGAAGATGCAGAAATGTTCTGGTTGTGCCGTCGAGTTCTTCAATTCTTGTTCTCGGCAATCCTACGTATCTCGACCCTTTGAATGGCGGCATAGTTTATATCACACTTTCTATATATTCTGACAAAGTAATATCAGCTGCGGCTCTCACAGTAACGAGATCAATATTAAATTGAGTTCGATCTATCGCGACGTCCCGTAAAACAAAAGTGTCGGTAGCCTGACCGCTTCTCCTCGGAGCAAGCGGCCTTCCGCTCCATACAAAAGAGAGCAACTCGGGTGATTTTTTCTCCGGTCCCGTCTCGGGGGGATATAATTTTTTAATGAGCCACTCGAGACTCGCCTCAACGTCCAAGCGATCTAACCCTCTCCAGAAATCAAGAAAGAACAGGCGAAGCGAAATGGTGTGAGGCCCGCCGCTCGTCCATTGAAGCAGTGGACGATCATACCCCGGAGCGGAAATCTCCGTCCAGTTCGTTTCAAGCGTGTGCGAGAATTCAGGAGGATTAAAATGAAACTTAAGATAGTCGCTCGGATTCACCACACTAACGAGAGACGCCTTCTTCGGAAAAGGCCACTCTCTTCCGCGAAGCTCAATACGCTGCGGCTCCGCCGCCACACGCTCAAGTGGCGTTACTTGAGCATCGCTGATGTCCTGCAAATCTTGAGCCGCAGTCCGGCGCGCTTCAAAGGGCGACTGGGTGGTCGTTATAATATCAGGGTCTATGAACTGCTTGAACGCGCCTCTCAGCCTGCCTAGGATCATGTCGTGCCCCTCCCCACAAACTCTCGCACACTGTAATTCCGCGCTGCTTCCTCGGTCGAAATTTCTTTAACCGATCTATATATTTCCCGACTATCCAAATAGACCGGCATCTCAATCCTAATCATCTGCCCTCCCGCAGTGGGTGCTCTGTACGGTGAGCTGAGGGATTCAGCTCCAGCCGCACCAACGGGAGCGACTCTCTCGCCCTCCTCCAATAATACCGGAACTTTAGTACCCCTCGGAACTACTCCCTGAAAATTCGGCGAGACTGTAACCGTACCACCGACATCCAATTCAGGAATCGGAGGAATCGAAACCCCTATATATTTACTGACATTGTTAACTCCTTCTATCATAGTATTGGCGTAACCGATAAACTTATTGAGAACCCATTTAAAAGAATCTATCACCGTAGTCCAGATTCCCACTACGAAATCTTTTATGCCGACAAAAATTCCCTTGATCTGACTACCGAGTTCCATCGTCCTGCGCCAGACCCACGAGAAAGCTCTGCCTATGGAATCTTTGACGGCTACAGCAACGTCAGCTACGCCTTTTATCATAGTAGAAAAAACACTCTTCATCGACTTCCAAGCTGTGCCAAGCGCAGCCGAAACTTTATCCCAATTTTTCACAAGCAAAATCAGTCCAGCTATTAAAGCCACAATCCCTATGACTATCCAGGTAATGGGATTCGCAAGCAGAGCTACAGTAAATGCCCAAGCTCCAGCAATCGCGGGTATGAGAGCCGCGGCGAATGAACTTATGGCGGCAACCGCTGATACAGCTAACGAAACTGCAAAAGATGCAACCGCCACAACTGCCCTGCGAAGCAAAGCAACTGAGAAAGCAATCACGTTTGTAATCCCTCGTTTGAGAGAAGCAATAAAGCGTCCTATTCCTCTCGCGGCAGCCTCCGAAGCAGCTTCGCTGAAACGGTTAACTGCAATAACCGACCTCACTATCGCCTTCCACATCCCAGAGAAAGCCTTTGTTACGAGCCCGCCTCTAAACCCTAAAGCTGTTAAGGCCATACGAGCATAAACAATCGCTGCGCCTAAAAAGACAAGCATCCCTCCAACCAACAGGAATACCCCAAGAGCCGCTGTGAAGATAACAATTATCTTCTGAGTCACGGGTGATAAATTAATGAGCCAGCTTAAAAAATTTACGATAGCATCTGTTATTCTTATCATCGCGGGTTCTAAAATATCCCCCACTATGATAGCGAGATTGGTCATGGAACCTGCCGCCGTCTTTTGCTTCGATATTAAAGATCCAGTCACCTTTACAAATTGCTCATGCGCGTAAGTACCTTCTTCAGCTATCCTAGTGGAAGCAGCCATTTTATCTTGAAGCGTCGTCTGAATACCAGCCAATCCCATTAACGCCCTCCCAACCCGAACTCCACCAAATCCCATCTCATCAAGTGCTTGGATTTGTCTATCAGAACCTTCTTCCATTGATTTCAACTTGTCAATAAACATCCCTAACGCAGCAGGCGCATCCTCTCGAAAAATCTGTGTTAGTTCTTCCGCAGAGACTCCGATAAATCCGGCAAACTTATCCATATCCTTCGCCATCTCGGCAAAGAACCGAGTCATTGCAGATGCACCGACCTGAGAAGTAACTGCCGCATCACCTATCGCACCGGCCATCCCTATGGTCTGGGCTTCCGTCCACCCCATCATCTGGGAGAGACCCAACAAACCCTCTGTAGTGTTAAGCAATTCACTCTCAGTAACTTTAGAAGAACTCGCAGTATAGAGCAAAGCAGAAGTCAGTCTTCCAAGATCTTCTGGTGCAGTCCTAAACAGCCCTGACATCTTGCCGACACTTCTGCTGAGTTCTTCGATAGGGACCGTCTCCATTACTGACCCTAACTCGATGATAGCTATGGAAAATGCTTCCGTTCCCTTCTGACCTTGTTCGGCATAGATACCCATTCGGACCGCACCTAAAGCTACTTCAGCCATTTCGTTAGCTGAAACGGGAAGCGCCGCAGAATATTCCAGAAAATTCCGACTCATACTTTTAACAACTTCATCAGTGGCACCTGAAAGGGCCTGAAATTTTTTCATCTCATGTCGGTACTCAGCTGAGGCATCACTGCATTTCTTCAGACCATATAAAATTCCCAGACCACCCAACATTGCACCCGCGCTAAGTTTCATCGCGGTCATCGCCTTCTGCTGGGTCTTTATGGAACGCTGGGTTGCGGCATCCAGCTTACCGAAATTCTTCTCGGCAGTCTTCATGTGCTTGGAAGCGAAGTCCTTAAACGACAGAATAAGGCCCATTCCAACCGAGCCTGCCACGAGACCGCCTATAGCCATACTGTTTTACCTCAGTCTAATTAATGCAATTCTGTAGTAATTAGATTTAAATTTACTTCTTACCGGACTTTGCTTTAAAATATTCAACCGTAAGATTCGCATAAAATTCCCTGTCTTCATCCTCGAGCGATTCCAACTCCAACAATGGCCAGTGTGTTGCCAGCGCAATGTTGAAATACTCACGCCGCAAATTCCTTTTTTCTTTTATCAGCTCCCTCCCCTTTGGAACAAAAAATCCACAATATCAAACTGAGCGAGAAAGGTCTCCCGACACTCCTCACACTTGACCGTGGGACGCTTCAAAGCACCCGGAGAGTCTTTCACGAACTGCTTGTCGATCCAGTCGAGATGGAGCACATCAATATCATCCTCCACGAACTTCTTGTGGAACTTCGTATATTTCACCGTCTCACCTTTGTCGTCTCTCGCGCTATACTCGAGCAGGCAGAGCTGTAACGTAGAGTAAGCCGCATCAACCGGATTGCCGATGAGCGGCGCGACCTTCTCCTGGACTTTTCCGTCCGGGAGTCTGAACCGAAAACTACAGCCGAGCTCTTCGTTCACGAACTCGGCTACCCACCGACCGCCCTCAACCCGAAACGGCGTATCCTCGACAACCGTAACCTGTAAATCATTGAGATCAACATCGAGCGGTTCCTTGCAGTGCGGGCACTCGACGGAGACGATGGGTCCCAGCTTCTGCTTGCGGATCGCAATGGCGAGGGCGTCCCTGTCGGAAACCGTGAGGCGCAGTATCGGATCGAAGCTGTCACCCGACATATCGACGCCCTCTATACTCGTCACGCACTCGCGCAGGAGTACCGACAGTGCCTTGCCGCCGTTCTTCTGACACTCCGGTTCGGCAACCATACGGCGAACGCGCCCGGTGAGTCCTTTGATGTAAGCCGTCTTGGATACCGTGCCGTCGGGCAAGATGTAACCCACGGGCAGCGTCACCTCACCCGATCTCTGCACAATAACATCCTCTTCTTCGACTTTCGGAATCTGCTCCTCGGGGAAACTTGACGGTTCCGGTTCCTGCGGCGCGGGAGCGCCTTCCGTCTCCATCTCTCTTGCGGCTTGCAGACCTTCCCGCACCCGGTTCTTCTCTTCCTCACTGTGGCCTGAGCCAGCTGGATTTTTTTTTCCGCCAGGCATAACATGGCCCCCTTATTTAGATTTTCTTAATTACTGCGGAATCCGGAGTAATTAGATTTTGGTGCCACCTGATAACCTCATTTTCAGCTTAGCCGCACCGCCGTTATTTATCTTCTCCTGTAGTGCTGAAGATATTTTACTCAGCCTCAACGACTCGAAACGGACTTCCTCAAGGGCAGCCTCGGCGCTCTGACAGGCCGCGAGCGCGGCTTCCACTTCGCTCTGCATAACTTACACCCCCATTGCTCTCTCCAACGCATGAAGCGCGTCAGAGAAGTTTCTGAGGCCATTCATTATCTCGCTTGACACTCCTTCGAGTTTGTTCACAATCGTCTGAACGGATGTAGCAAGCGCCCGGACTTCCGCTTTGACTTCTCTCAAATTCTCGCCGTGCAACTGTATGGCAAGAGAAGTCGCTTCGATCTTATCCTCAACCGACTGCTTATTGTGCCATGTGAGCGTGCCGTCGGAATCACACTTATTGTGCATCTCATAAAGATTCTTCTGCCGCCTTTCAATCTCATCAACTTGCCCTGCGATCCCGCCGACTTGCTTCACGATTTCATCAATGGTGCTGGCTGCATCTTCGAGAAACGGCACGAGCGGACAATCATCACCGAGACATTCAGCCGCCGCGCCGTTACCAGACACCTCGGCTGTTTCACCGTTTCGCTTTTTCTGAATAAAATCAAAAACCGATTTGAAGACATCAACCATTACCTTACCGAAAACTGCAAGCACTATGAACAGAATGAAATAGAGTTGCGTCTGAAACGGCTGAAGCTGCTTAATCTCATTGGGGTTCATAGTGCCTCAGTTCATTTAATTTCTTTTTTTTGAACTTTATCGTATACGGCATAACCGTGCCGCACGGTCGCAATCACATAGGTCCCGGTTGCGACCGGATACTCCGAAACAACCGAACCGCCGATGGTGAGGACGATTGAATCGCCTTCCTCTACCCGGTATGTTTCCGATATTTCACGGACTTCCGTGTAGGACACGACCTCGGCTTTTCTTATTACCACATCAACCGGGTCGTCTTTGGTTTTCGTGTCTATGGCCGCAGCCACGCCACCGATCACAAATCCAGAGAATACGATTGCGATTAATACGATGATTTTCTTTGTCATGGAAAACACCTCCCGTTTTTTTTCGTAATTCTATAGCCCGCTATAATCAACGATAGTCGCGGCTTTTGTAGCACCACCTACATTTATAATTATTCTCAAATCACCAGTCGCGTCGGAAGTTGTCCCGTCGTCAACCCAGAACATCGCCGTATCCGTTGCCGGATCACTCGGTTCCGTACTGAACGCGAGCGAAATACCGCCATACGAACTTGTGCTGTCGCCGATGGTGAGAGCGGCACCGTTTGAAACGTCGATTGTGCCAATCGCAACCTGCCCAGTAGTACCGGTTCCCGTACTCGGCCCGACAAACAACGTTGGTTCGTCACAAAGAAAACCTATCATCAGCGAATGGGCGGTATTGTTTATAAAACGACCCCAGTAATCTGCTCCTTCTCCTATAGTAATCCCTGCCTCTTGATGTGCTTCAACCCATTTACCGAACGCGATACTATAAGTCCCTTCAGCAGTGGCTCGTCTTCCAACTGCAACTGACTCGGCACCAGATGCATAGGGATAATATCCCACAGCAAAAGAGAGGTTCCCCTTTGCTGTGGGATAATCGCCAACCGCAAAAGATCGAGAACCTACATTTGCGTCTGACCACTGACCAGCAGCGTAACCGGCGCGAAAAGCGTACTTTGAAGCATCCCAAAACATCCTCGTATTGGCATTACCACTAACGTAATCACCAT